GAATTTAATTGTTCAGCAAGGTGAAGGGATACACGAATATCGTGGCGGTAAGATTGCTACTTTCTTTTCAGATGTACTCTATCCGGATTTAATTCTCCCTTACCTAGTTACTGATATGAATAAGGGTCAAAAGTTTTCAGAGGAATTATCTGTTGATGAAATGAAGGAGGTTGCGGATAAGATAGCTATCAATGAATCTAATCAGAGGATAAAGAAACTTATCTTATCTGGTAATTATGTAACTAAAGAACAGCAAGATGCCATGATGACGGTGCTTCGTGAGAGTTTCAAGAAGTCAGGCAGTCGTCAATTCTTTGAAATCTTCAAAGACGAAATGAAAGACATCCCACTAAAAGTCTTTATAAATATTAAAGGTAAACAGCGTGACATGGTTAAAAATGCTGACACGCTTACAAAGATAATACAGTTTACAATTGCTAACGCTCAAGCCGTACAGTCAATCCCTGGTGTTGCTAAAGCGGTAAATGAATTGTTGGAGGAAAGTGGAATGAGTGCTATAGATTTTGCACAAATTACCAACGTAGTTGAACAGCCAGCAGTATCACCAATGCAACAAATTGAACAACCAGTTGTCGCTTAATAATAAACGTAGTATAATATACACATGAATAATCAATACACTGAATTAGAAGTCTCAAAAATAGAACAGTTTTGTGCAGATACAGAAATGTACAATGCTGTTAAAAAGGTAATCTTAGCAGGGATTTACACTCACGGAACAGTACAAAGAGGTTTTGTGCCAGACCCATTGAAGAATGGTGCTTTATCGCTTGTACACTTATCAACAGCTAATCCTGTAACAGATGAAGTGCTAGGTCAACATATTCGTGGAGTATGGGAAGGTTTGAATGCAATGCAAAACGCATTTCAAAATCTTAATAACATTAAAAGCGAGGTGAAGGAGGTCGTCTCACCTTTTAACGAAGCAATTTAGTATGAAATATCTTTTAGCATTAAGTATAGTAATTGCCGGTTTAATAATTGGTTTATTTGTGAAAAATAATGATACGCCGAAATTAGGTTTTGGTATTGATGGAGGTAGTCTATCCACAACTACTGAATCGTTTGGTACAGGTGCTGCTTATGAATCACAGGTATTAAAAACGGGTGCTGGTGTATTGGATAATGTTGTGGTTACGTTAACATCTAATGCAGGATTGTTATTATGTAATGCAACAACGACTGGTTCACAAATGGGTACAGTGTTCTCTACAACGACACAATGTTTTGCAACATTTAAGACGACTACAGTTGGAACTTATGATTATAACGTAGCCTTTTCTAAGGGATTGATAGCAATTAGTAATACAGCAGTTGGTATGGCAAGTACAACGATCACTTATAGATAGCACTTTCACAATTAACAAAACTTCTAAAAAGCTTTGGGGCAATCTGCAGATGCCCTAATGGGGTTATTTAGAAGTTTCCCTAATTAGGTCATCAACAGATTGCTCACAAGGCAGTCTGTTTTTGAGTTATCATTCTCACTAAAAAATGTTTATCAATATAGGTTCTCAATCCTCAAAATTGTTTAACATATTATCATTTACATGTCTAAAGAAAATGAGGTTATCGAAATAGAAGATGCAGTTGAAGTCTCTGACATCGACCCAGTGGTTGATGAAAACGGAAACGATACTACAGATTGGAAGGCTCAAGCCGAGGCAAATCTCGAATTAGCAAAGAGAAACCAAGGTATAGCACAGCGTAATAAAACTCGACTTCAAAAATTGAAGGAGGAAAAAGAAAGTGGTGCTCCAATTACAAAGAATGAGTCAACCCCAAGTGATTTAGGAGAGAAGGCATATCTAGCCGTAAATGGCATAAAGAGTGCTGACGAAGTAGCCTTTGTCCAGAAGTTGAAAAAGGAAACAGGTAGAGATATTGAATCGCTACTTGAGACGACATACTTCCAGACAGAGTTTAAGTCTTTCAAGGAAAAGAAAACGACAGATAACGCAGTTCCAACTGGTAGCAAGCGGTCAACTAATTCTTCAATTGATTCAGTAGATTACTGGATTGCTAAGGGTGAATTACCACCAGCTGACCAAGTACAACTACGCAGAGATGTTGTTAACGCTAGACTAAAGAAAGAACAAACAAAAGGCGTTTTTTACAATTCCTAAGCATTTGGTAATTATTAAATTATCAAATAGTTACTAAAACCCTATAAATTTAATATAAACAGGGCATAAAGTAATTATAAAAAAATGGCTATAGTAGTATCAGAAAGCTTTGAGACAAAACTTCAGGAGCGACTTTCCGCCCCTACAGTATGGAAAGAAGTTTGTAAAGTAACTTATACAGATAAAGGAACATTGCACAACCCTTATCTAACTGATGCAACAGTTGGCACGGGAACTCGTGGAACAGGATATACCTCAACCGCAGTTGCTACAACTGATGAGGAAGTATCTATCACCGATTATTCATATTGTGCTCAACATATTGACCAAGCAGACCTCGCACAGAAGTCATTTAGTGATTTCATGGAGATTGCGGACAATATGGCAACAATGCTAAACGAGAAGCTTGAAACAGCAATGTTGGCAGAACACGCACAGTGGACTAACTTTGATAACGCTTCGATCGGAGGTGCAGCAGGTAACATTGATGTTCAAACAAGTAACATTGACGATATCATTACTGAAATGAAAACGGCTATTCGTACTGCAGGAGGTGGTGACCAAGCTAATCGTAACGGTATGTTCATTCAGTGGAGAGAAGCTGATTTTGCAAAGGTTGAAAGACTAGCAGCTTCACAGGGTTACAACACCGCTGATGATGTTCTAAAGAACGGTATCAAGCAAGGTTTCAAGTATTTGGACGTAGAGCACTATTCAACTTCAAAGAATGTCGCAGGACACGTCTTTGGTGGTGTTAAGAAGGCTTTTCATCTTGGTATTTGTAAGTCTACTTATGGTCTAGTAAAAGAAATCGTCAATCCAGTGGTTTCTTCTGCACAGATTTCAGGTATTGGTCTAGAGTCTCGTGTAGACCGCAAGTTCAAGGCTTGGGCAAAGGCGGTTCCAGTATTGTTTGACATTCTAGTTGCGTAATTAAGTTTTGAACTATTATTAACTTAATTATCAACCATAAAATGAATAAAACATTTTTAACAACAGGACTATTGGTAGCATTTGCAGTATTGGTAACAACCAGTGCTGTAAGTGCTAAGACGTTGTCGGTTGGGTCATCTGGTACTGAAGTTGTAAAGCTTCAGACATGGCTCATAAACAATGGCTATCCAATTCCTTTGATTGAACAAGGCAAGGCAAGTAAGGGATACTTTGGTGTACAGACATCAACAGCAGTAGAGATTTACCAAGAGGATAAGGGTGTAGATGTAACAGGTGTAGTTGATTCAGAGGGTTATGGTAATGATACTTTGAAACTTGGTGCTGTTAGTGGCCCAGACTTTTATTCAGACTATTTTAATGTAAATGGCGTGAAAGGCTATTACAATTCAAAGGGTTTGGTTCAAGCTTCTACAACAGTTTGTTCAATCAAGTCGCCAAGTGCTACAAGTACATTGTCCTTAGGTTCTATTACGTTTAGGCTAGCAAGTACGTCTGCTACTTATGTAGAGTTAGCAAGGGCAACAACGCCTTATGCAACGACTACAAGAATAGGGTCTCCGTATGTGATTGCTGCAAATGCACAGGCTAGTATTGTGGCTTCGTCTACAGGTTCAGTTGCTGGAGACGGTACAATATTTCCGCCTAGTACATACTTCAACGTGAAGGTATCATGGGCAACTGCCGCAACATCCGCTTCGGTTCCAACAGGTACATGTCAGGGAGTATTTACAGCTATTTAGTTTCCTAATCTAGTCCCCTGCTCTTTTACAACAAAATATGGTATACTTGTCTTATGTATAAAAATTACAAAGACCCAGTCGCACGTTCCCTATATATGAAAGAATATTCAAAGAAATATAGACTTAAAAATAAAACAAAAATTAAAGAGTATTCTAAAATATATAATCGAAGATATAAACTAAACCACAAAGACAAAATCGCCGCACTACAAAAGCGTTTTCATCAATCCCAGACGTATAAAAACTATAAAAATAGTCAAAAATATAAGATGTATAGAAAACAGTACAGAACTACAATTTCTGCTAAATATGGGCGATATAAATATGGAGCAAATAAAAGAGGTTATGAGTTTCAAATTACTAAAGAAGAATTTAGTAGTATTATATCAATGAAATGTCACTACTGTGGAACATGTGACTCAATTGGAATAGACAGAAAAGATAATTCGGTCGGCTATAAAATGACTAACTGTCTTCCCTGTTGTTTTAGTTGTAATAAATTCAAAAGGTCTATGAGTTATGAATATTTCATAGAAAAATGTAAAAGTATATCGTCTTTTGTTGTAAAAAAAGGGGGTTAGATTTAGCAAATTATAATTATAAATATATGGTTTTTAGCGACAACATAAACAATCTAGGTGGAGTGCAACAAGTGAGAAGCCTCATGGGTGTTGATTCTACTCAATGGCCAACATGGAAAATTGTTAACTCTTTTAATAACTATCTTGACACCTGTGCAGGTTACTTAATCGGTAATGATAGACGTTTCCAATGGGATGACACAAATCATACTAAACTTCCAGAAGGTACTACAAATCTAGTAGCCAATCAGTCTGACTACTCATTCTTAACTGATGAACAAGGTAATCGTATTCTTACTCTTACAAGAATCGATATATTACGTTCAGATGGTAACTATGAAAAGTTAGACTTGATTGATCAGGAAGATGTTAGTGGTGCATTACCAGAGTTTTATCAAGAGGCAGGTAAACCACAGTTTTACGATAAAATAGCCGATAATATCATTCGTCTGTATCCTAAACCATCTGAAAGTATTACAGCGGGTCTAAAGTTTTACTTCCAACGTACGCCTTCTTACTTTACTGCCGCTAGTACAACAAAAGAGCCAGGTGTTTCGCCTCTTTTACACAGAGGATTTGTAATACACGGTGCATATGACGGTGCAATGACGTTAGGACTATCTAATCTTCAAGCTCTCAGTATTGAACGACAGGTAGAAGAGAAGAAAATGCTTCAACATTTTAATTCAAGGAATAAAGATGACACTAATCAGTCGGTTAGTGGTGAAGAAGTTTGTTCTGTATAAACTATGGCAATTACCAACACCCCAGTTAAACAACTTCAAGACTACACCTTCGATGAGATAGGTTCATTCAGTGTCGAACAATTGGCAGGTGTTCCGATGGATAGACAATTTACACCAGTAACTAATACTTCTAAAGTATCATTTGCAGAATTGTGGTCAACAATAACAACAACGTGGGCTAATGAGACTAGGACTTGGTTGGATATGGGGTCGCTTATTGAAAATACTACAATTAAAAATCTAGGTAGTTATACCGTAGATGAGCTTGCGGGTTTTAGTGTAGAACAGTTAGCTAACGTTTCGTTCGATCGTCAATTTAGTCCGGTAACTAATACAAGTAAACCTATATGAGAAATCAAATTATTACAATTATATTATCAGTAGTTCTTTCAATATTATCAGTCCAAACTGTTCAAAAGTTTGGTGCTATATCCGTCCTTTCAACAGACTCTAGTGACACACTAGAGACATTTAGAACTAACGTGAACACTTCACTATCTAACCTAAGCACCTACATGCTTGCTACGACTACAGCTAATACATGGACAGCAACACAGAACTTTACGGCAATAGGTATATCATCTACGACACCTTATGGAAATATCGGTATAGGAACAGCAAGTGCTACGAGTTCTATATCGGGCGGTAATTTATGCTTCTACTTCCAAGATGAAGCAGATAGAGGAATGTATATTAAATTAGCAACGTCAGGCTCGCAAGTATTTTCAACTTCAACAACATCATGTCTATAAAAATGTTAAAATAGTTATATGCCATCAGGAATCTATACAAGAACAAAGCCAGTTTGGAACTTCGGAATAAAGACGGGGATTGTTCCAAGTACAGCTTTTCAAATTGGTCATATTCCTGTAAATAAAGGTGTAAAAAGACCAGGAGTTGGTGGGGTTAAAAAGGGTAATATTCCGTGGAATAAAGGAATAAAAGGTGCCCAGATAGCTTGGAACAAAGGAACAGCCAAGCCTAAAGTAAAAGTAACTAGAGAAGAGTGGATAAAAAATCTTAGTATTTCTCATATTGGAAAAATGACTAAAGAAAAAAATCATAATTGGAAAGGTGGTGTTACGCCAATTCATAGTAAAATACGAAGAAGCATAGAAAGTAGATTATGGATACAGGCAGTGTTCGCTCGTGATGGGTATGTCTGCCAAAAGACTGGGTTGAAGGGTGGTAGACTGACTGCTCATCATATTCTTAATTTTTCTTCTAATCCTGAACTTCGTTTTGCAATAGATAACGGAGTAACCTTATCTGTAGAATCACACAAGGAGTTTCATAAGATTTATGGAAAGAAAAATAACACTCGTGAACAATTAGAAATTTATCTAAACAAAAAAATATGAGTACTTTAGTTACAATACAAAGTTCAGACCAAATCACAAATAGTAGGGCCGATATAAATAGTAATTTTTCTGCACTAAATACAGATAAAATTGAGACTAGTTATTTGGACACGGATTCAAGTCTGAGTAATAATTCTGATACTAAGATACCTTCACAAAAGGCTGTAAAGGCTTATGTCGATACAGGAGGTAACGTCAATGCTTCAGAGACGACCAAGGGTATTGTAGAGGAAGCTACAGATGCAGAGGTAACTGCTGGGACAGCTACTGGTGGAACTGGTGCAAAACTGTTTGTGACACCTGCGAAGTTAGCAACTAGAGTAACAGCTTTTACATTCTTTGGTGTTATGAAAGGCGGAAGTATTGGTCATGATAATTCGACAACTGGTGCGGTTACGACTGCACATGGTTTGGGTAAAATTCCAAAATTTATTAAAGTATCAGGAGTTACTGTTAATAACGCCGGCAATATCTCACTTATGACTTCAAGTGGTGTTTATGATGGAACAACAAACAGCTACTTATATTCATATGCTCCCGAGGGAGGTGGAACAGCTACTAATGACTTGGTTGGAGGTGGAACTGGTTATATTTTATTGTTTGGTGGAGATGGAACAGAGAGCAAAGCTGTTGCGACATTTGATGCTACCAATATTACTCTAACATGGTCAAAGAGTGGGTCACCAACTGGGACATCATATTTAATTTGGGAAGCAATAGCATAACATGTATAAACCAATAACAATAACAGTTTCAAATTTTAGTGGGGGGATAACAGATTCTCTTCGTAAGGTTCTGGCAACAGAAACTGAATTTGCTATTTCAAAACATTTTGATATTTTTAGTGACCCTACAAAACTAATTCCGTATCGTTCCCTAGAAGCCGATACCGAAACATCTGTATCTGCAACCGATTTGAAACAATACCAAGTGAAAGATTATGTGTACGCTACAACTTCGGCTAAACTTTACGGACTAGGACAAACAGGTGCAGGCTTAACCAAGATAGTACAGAAAGCAGATGCAACTACAGGACTTTGGACATTACCAAGCTCATCAGAAGGTAACGGGGCGGTACAGAATGGTTGCTTTTTAGAATACAAAGATTA